GCCCCTGCAGGCAAGAAGATGCTGGGCTCGGTGGCAGACGCCGCAGTGCGTCTGTTCGCCCTTCCAGACGACGGCCATCTTGGCGTTGCCGAAGGCATCGAGACAGCGGTTGCAGCGTACGATCTGTTCGGCACGCCGGTCTGGGCGGCCCTTTCGGCCGACGGGCTGGCGCGTTTTCGCTGGCCAGACGGCACGACGCGCATCACCATCTATGCAGATGCGGGCGATGCCGGGCGTCAGGCCGCCGCGACCCTGTCCGACCGGCTGAACCGGGCCGACATTCCGAACGAAATCGTCCTGCCGCTCCACGGCGATGATTTCAACGACGACCTGATGCGCGGAGCACGCGCCGAGGACTATCGCGCCGGGCAAGACGTCCCTGCGATCAAAGAGATTGCCGGGGCAGAAGGCCTCCCTGTCGGTGACAATCCCATTGAGGCTCTCGTCGCTGCCGCCGATGCGCTGACCAATCCGCCCGACATCACAGGCCTCGGCCAGTTGCTTGGCCGCATCGCACTCGCACGGTTGGACCCGCTGCCTGCGCGCCAGATCCTGGCGCGGATCAAGACTGCGACCGGCATTCCCATGGCGATTCTGGAAAAGCAGCTTCTTGAGCTTGGTCGCCGCGTGAACGCCAGTGGCGATCCAAACGCACGGATCGCAAAACCGGCTTGGTACAACCGCCTGCGTCAGGACATGGCGGGAACACCCGAACGCAACGAAGCCAATGTCATCATTGCCCTGACCTCCGATGTCGCTTTCGCAGGTGTTCTGGCCTTCGACGACTTCGCGCAGGCAATCGTTGTGCGACAACCGCTGCCATGGGGCGGCGCGACCGGCTCATTTCCCCGCCCTTGGGAGGATGCAGACGAGGTTCGCACCGCTGAATGGCTGCAACTCCGCGGCGTCAATGTCGCCCCCATGGTGGTTGGCCGCGCCATTGGTGCCGTCGCCCGCGATCATCGCATTCACCCTGTGCGGGACTGGCTGGCTCACCTGCGCTGGGATGGCACGCCCCGGATCGAGACCTGGACCAGCACCTATCTTGGGGCCGAACCCACTGCCTTCCATCACACCGTTGGTGCGCTGTGGCTGATTTCGGCCGTCGCCCGCATCTTCCGGCCGGGGGTCAAGGCCGACCACATGCTGATCCTCGAAGGCCCGCAAGGCGCGCGCAAATCCACCGCACTCAAGGTGCTGGCGGGCGAGGAATGGTTCACCGACGAACTGCCTGAGCTGGGGTCCAAGGATGCGGCGATCCACATGCAGGGCATCTGGATCGTGGAAATCGCAGAACTCGACGCCATCGGCCGCGCAGAAGTGTCCCGCATCAAGGCGTTCCTGACCCGCACCACCGACCGTTTCCGCCCGCCCTATGGCCGCTACACCGTCGAGGTGCCGCGCCAATGCATTTTCGCGGGCACGGTCAACCCCGACACCTATCTGCGCGACGAAACCGGCAACCGCCGCTTTTGGCCTCTCCGCTGTGGTACCATCGACATCGCGGCGCTTGCCCGCGACCGGGACCAGCTCTGGGCCGAAGCCGTCCACCGCTTCCGCGAGGGTGCGATCTGGTGGATCGATGATGCTGCGCTATTGGCAGAAGCCAGAACCGAACAAGAATCCCGGTATCAGGGCGACGCATGGGACGCCCGCATCGATCGCTGGCTCACCCACGACACGCGCAGCGTCAATCGCGGCCACGCGGGGTATGAGGATTGGCAGGAAGAAGAGATCGAGCGGGTCGATCCGATCCGTGACGTGTCCGTGGGCGAAATTCTCGAAGCGGCCCTTGGAATTGAACCTGCGAAATGGACGAAGATCGATCAGATGCGGGTCGGTGCCTGGCTGAAATCTCGGCATTGGGAGCGGTATCGTCGCCGCACGGGGGAGGCCCGCGAATGGCGCTATCGCAGGCCAGAACGAAACGACTGACGGAATTGCAGCCAGCCGACGACAGGGGGCATCCGTGAGGGTGCCCCTTTTCGTTTTGCCGCGGCCCCACCTTCCAATCTGTCCCCACCTTAGCGGCGAAGTGGGGACAGAAAAAATCCATCAATATCAATCGTGTCCCCACTGGCCCCACTTGGGCCACCGACTTCCTTTCCTTTCCCATAGGAATGACGAGTCCACGCTAGTCCCTCCCTTCATCATGCATCGGAAAGAAAGAGGTGGGACCAGGTGGGGCCAGTGGGGACAGCATTGATTTTGAATGCATTTTTCTGGCCCCACTTTTGACGGAGGTGGGACCAAGTGGGGCCAGCAATCCAAAGCGCCCGCGTTGCGCATTTTTCTTGATTGCGCTCGTCCGCCGTGATTCCATCAGCGTGACCAAAGCCGAAGGCCCACTGTCTGTGAGCCTTCAACATGAACCAGACGATCTCCATGCCGGACCTGCGCCCCCAAACGGGGCCAGTTTCCCGTTCTTGCATCCTCGCCCTCGATCTGGGCACCACGACCGGATGGGCCCTGCGCGGCCATGATGGTCTGATCACAAGCGGCACTGCGAGCTTCCGCCCGGGCCGCTTCGACGGCGGCGGCATGCGCTATTTGCGCTTCACCAACTGGCTGGGCGAAATCGACCGCATCTCGGGCCCAATCTCAGCCATCTGGTTTGAAGAGGTGCGGCGGCACGCAGGTACCGATGCGGCTCACATTTATGGCGGACTGATGGCGACACTGACGGCTTTTGCCGAACTGCGAGGCGTGCCGTATCAGGGCGTGCCTGTCGGCACCATCAAACGACATGCCACGGGCAAGGGGAATGCGCCGAAAGAGGCCATGATCGCGGCGGCCAAGGCCAAAGGTTTTTCGCCCGCAGACGACAACGAGGCCGATGCAATCGCCATACTGCTGTGGTCCATCGAGACCAATGGGGGCGTCGCATGAGGTGGCATCCCCGAGGCTATGGCGGCACACGCCGTGATCCTGAACGGGTCAAGCAGGAAGGCTGGCATGACCAAGGTCTGCTCGCGGTGTCGGTCGACGACCCCCGACTGACCTGGCCCGAACGCGAACTGGTCCGCCAACTGGGCGACAAACTCTATGGCCAACGCTCCGATAGCCGGGAGGCCGCAAATGGGTGACTGGACGCCAGCCACGGTAGACGCCCAGCTTGAAAGCGCAGCCGATGTGTTCCGCATGCTGCCCGAGGTCAAGCCGCAGGGCTACTTCAACGCCTGGCCCGAATACTTCCACAGTTTCGCAGACAAAGTCGGCCGACAGCCTCAGATGCGGCGGCCAAGGCCCAGCCCGCGCGAGATCACCCAAGCCGAGGAGACCTTGCTTTGGCTGCGCTGGCTCGACCCCGCCGACGCGCGCCTGCTGTGGCTTCGAGCGAACCGGAAGCCGTGGAAGCCGATCTGCTGGGAACTCGGCATCAGCCGTGCCACCGCAAACCGGCGCTGGCAGTACGGGATTGCGGTCATCGTCTGGCGCTTGAACGGGATGTGCGTGCCGAGGAAGAGGTCGATAGAATTCGTGGTGGCGCGAGCATCAAGCGCGGATGTCTAACGGCACACCGCTATTCCGTGATAGCTCCAAAGTGCTGCGGATAATCGCCTTGGGCTTCCTCGCCCCGACGCAGAATATCGATAAGCGCAGCGAAATCGTGATCCGCCTGCGTCCCCTTCCAGCGATTTGCGAACCAACAGGTCAGCTGGATGTTCTCCGGCGAATAGTGGCCTGCGCTGTCCTTTCGGTCGATCGACACCATTAACTCGGTAACCGGTCGTCCTTTCTGCGGCAGCAGCATCGGCAGACCTGTCAGCACGCATCGCCCGTCCTGTTCTTCCCACAGGTGGCACAGAAAATCATAGAACGCTTCCGTCGAAGAGAACCCGAAGAGCTCCTTGTTCTTCACCACCCGCTCGACTGCCTGCCCGTTGGCATTGCTGACGCGGTGGATCACGCTCTGAGCGAGGCCGATCATAGCCGCCTTGAGATCACCCGGCCGCTGTAAGCCCTGCTGCCGCATCTGTTCGATCTTCTGCGGCAGGCGCACCAACAGCCAGAGATAGGAATGCGCGTCGATCAGGCGGACTTCCTTGACCCCAACCCAACTGGTCAGCCCTGCTTGGACCGAGCGCACCGCTGCGATGAACTCTTGGTAGTTCGACCACGAGCATCGACCGGTGGTTCGAACGTCGATTCCGAGTTGCTCGAAAGCCTTGTCGAATGTGGTGGTGCCGATCGGCAAGAACCGCTTGTCATCGAAGACGTAGAACAGATACGCGATTAGGCTGTAGCGGCGACCGATCAGAGCGACGAGATCGTCGAGGATTTCGGCGGGCTTTCGCCGCTCCCGGAAGAGGTCGAACACGTGACGCTCGAAGCGTTGGCGTGTGGGGCCGTTCCCGAGTTCTTCGCGAAGCCGGCCCGTTTCGCTCGGCTGATTGTGTCGAGGTTCCCACGGAACGAGATTGTTCCTGACGTCCTCACTTTCCTTGATTTCGATCGCGCGGATTACCGCCGCAAGGATGCTTCCGCTCCCGACGTCGTTGGTGGTCCATTTGTCTGCCTCGAGGCGTTGGGCCGCCATGTGCCGGATGATGGGTTTGTAGCTCTCCCACTTCGCTGCAATGCCTGTGGTGAACGATACGAACTGGCTGCCATTGTAAGCTCGCAGGTCATCGTTGAACTTGTTGAAGACCCTGATGAACCGGCTCTTATCCAGCGTTTCCATTTCCAGTTACGTCCCCGACTACCCGATTTCTCGACGAATTGGCGTCCCCTGATGTCAAGCGCCATTGCGGAGATGAGACAATTTCCTGCGAGACACCGCAAGGCGAGACGGATCGCCCATCTGACTGTATCCATGGCGATATGCTCGGGGTCGTGCGCTCGGGCAAACCGACGCTGATCCCGAGGTGGATACCGGGGCTGGCTTTCGGGGTCCATCCCGCTAACCCATTGATTTCCGGTTCCTTCCTGGCGATATTCGTATGCTGGCGGGCGAAGCGCGGCACATCGCTAGCGACAGGCCTCGATTTTTGGGAAGCCACCCGGAAGCCAGCGCGGCCTGAACCCGCCTGAAACACTGCAAATTCAAACCCTTGAAGCTGGACACCCCTGGTGGCCGCTGGACCCCGCGTGGAGTCCAGTCTGGATGCCGGAGTCCGGAGGCCAGGGGTATCCACCCTGATCCTAGGAATGACCCGACGATGACGCTGAGCTTTGCCCCTGATCGGATCGAGATGTGGCCGCTGGCCAAGCTCCAGCCCTACGCTCGGAACGCCAAGGTACATGGCGCGGACCAGGTGGCGAAGATTGCCGCCAGCATGGCCGAGTTCGGCTGGACCGTGCCCTGCCTCGTCGGCGAGGACGGCGAGTTGATCGCGGGCCATGGCCGGGTGCTGGCGGCCACGCACCTCGGGCTGACCGAAGCGCCTGTGATCGTGCTCGGGCATCTGACCGAGGCGCAGCGCCGGGCCTATCGCATCGCCGACAACAAATTGACCGAACTCGGCACCTGGGACGAGGCGCTGCTGTCGGCCGAACTGAACGACCTTCTGGCCGAGGATTTCGACCTCTCGCTCGTCGGGTTTTCCGATGGCGAGTTGGACAAGCTGCTGGCCTATGTGCCGGAGGAGGACGGGCAAGAAGGTGGCGCCGGGGGCTCCGTGCCGCCGGTGACCATCCCCGAACCTCCGCGCAATCCGGCGTCGCGGACTGGCGATCTCTGGATCCTCGGCGACCACCGGCTGCTCTGCGGTGACAGCACCAGCGCTGCCGATGTGCGCCGTCTGATGAATGGCGGGCGGGCGATCCTGTTCGCTATCGACCCGCCGTATCTGGTGGATTACGACGGTTCCAACCATCCGACCCGGAACAAGGACTGGTCGGCGTCCTACGGCACGACCTGGGATGACAGCTCGCAAGGGGCCGAGCTTTACGACGGCTTCATCGCGGCCGCCGTGGCGGAAGCCATCGCCGAAAATGCCGCTTGGTATTGCTGGCACGCGTCCCGCCGCCAGGCGATGCTGGAGGCCTGCTGGGAAAAGGCCGGGGCATTTGTGCACCAGCAGATCATCTGGGTGAAGGACCGCGGGGTTCTGACCCGCTCGCATTATCTGTGGAAACACGAGCCCTGTTTCATGGGCTGGCGCCGCCCGAACCGTCCGCCAAAGGTCGCCGAGGAAACCCTGCCATCGACATGGGCGCTGCCCAGCTTCGCCAAGGACGAGCGCCCCGACCATCCGACGCCAAAACCGCTTGATGCGTTCGGGATGGCGCGCGACCGCCACGGCCGCCGATCCGACCACGGTCGGGTATCACCTCTCGGCGCTGTACTCGCCAATCGGCTGGTTGAGTTGGGAGCGGATCGTGCGGTCATGGAAAGCGGCCCAAGGGTCCGACGAGGCAATCAAGGCGTTCCGCAACACGATCCTTGGCGAAACCTGGGTCGAGACGGGCGAAGCCCCTGACTGGCAAAGGCTCTACGACCGGCGTGAGCGCTGGAAATCCGGCACGGTGCCAACGGGCGGGCTGTTCCTGACCGCCGGGGCCGACGTGCAAAAGGACCGGATCGAGGTCGATATCTGGGCGTGGGGTCGCGGGCTGGAAAGCTGGCTGGTCGATCACGTGGTGATCGAGGGCGGGCCGGACCGGCATGACGCTTGGTCGGACCTGACCGCTTTGCTGGACCGGTCCTGGCCGCACGAACGTGGCGCGCATCTTCGGATTGCGCGGCTTGCCATCGACACCGGCTACGAGGCCCCGGCGGTCTATTCCTGGTCGCGGGCACAGGGGTTTGGGCAGGTATCGCCGGTCAAGGGTGTCGAAGGGTTCAACCGTTCGAGCCCGGTATCAGGGCCGACATTTGTCGATGCGACCGAAGGCGGCAAACGTCTGCGGCGCGGGGCTCGCCTCTGGACTGTGGCGGTCTCGACCTTCAAGGCCGAGACCTATCGCTTCCTGCGGCTGGAACGGCCGACCGAGGAGGATATGGCCGACGGGGCCGCGTTTCCGCCCGGCTCAGTGCATCTGCCGCATTGGGTCGAGAACGAGTGGCTGAAGCAGTTCGTGGCCGAACAACTGGTGACCGTGCGCACCAAGCGTGGCTTTGCCCGGCTGGAATGGCAGAAGCTGCGCGAGCGCAACGAGGCGCTGGATTGCCGGGTCTATGCCCGCGCCGCTGCCTGGATCGCGGGCGCGGATCGCTGGACCGACGAGAAATGGCGCGATCTCGAGGATCAACTCGGGGCGGCGCCCACGGAAATGGACGGCGCGGGGCGCGTCAATCGACCGCAAGCCGCGCCCCAGGGAAAGCGGCAGTCGGACTGGCTTGGTCGACGCGGAGGATGGTTCTGACATGACAGACTGGACGGAAACCGAACTGGCCGCGCTTCGCCGGGCCTATGCCAGCGGCACGACCCGGGTCAGCTATGATGGAAAATCCGTCGACTACGGCTCGGCGGAGGATCTGCTCGGCCGTATCCGGACCATCGAACGCGCCATCGCCGGGACGACGCGGCCGCTGCCCGTGGCCGGGCTGGCGGGCTTTTCCCGTGGGGATCGCTGATGTCCGCAAACTGGATGGACCATGCCATCGCCTCCGTCGCCCCGCGCATGGCGGCCCGGCGCGTGCTGGCACGGCAGGCCTTCGAGACCCTGACGCGCGGCTATGACGGCGCGTCAAAGGGGCGGCGGACGGACGGCTGGCGCGCGCCGGGATCCTCGGCCGACACCGAGATCGGTGTCGCCGGGGCATTGCTGCGCGACAGGATGCGCGACCTTGTGCGCAACAACCCGCATGCGGCCAAGGCCGTGGCGGTGCTGGTGAACAACATCGTCGGCGCAGGGATCATGCCGCGCGCCGCCAGCGGCGACGACAAGCTGGACCGCAAGGTCGATGCGCTCTTCGAGCGCTGGACGGAGGAGTGCGATGCCGATGGTCAGCTCGACTTCTATGGTCTGCAGATGCTGATCTGCCGCGAGATGGTCGAGGCGGGCGAGGTGCTGGTGCGGCGCCGGTTGCGGCGCGCCAGCGACGGTCTGCCCGTGCCGCTGCAACTGCAGGTGCTGGAGGCTGACTTCCTCGATGCCACCAAGTCCAGCAATGTCGGCGCGGGCCGTATCGTGCAGGGCATCGAGTTCGATCCGGTCGGCAAACGTCGCGCCTATTGGCTGCATCCTGAGCATCCCGGCGATGCCCACGGGGCGCTGCGCGGCGGTCTGGACAGCCGCCCGGTTCCTGCGACCGAAATCGCCCATGTCTATGAAAAGCAGCGCACGCAGGCGCGTGGCGTTCCCTGGGGCGCGCCGGTGATCCGGTCCCTGCGCGACCTCGACGACTACGAGGTGGCGGAACTGGTCCGCAAGAAGACCGAGGCCTGCGTCACCGCCATCGTCTTCGGCGATGACGAATCTCAGCAAGGCATCGCACCTACCGTGGTGGATGCCGATGGCAACAGGGTCGAGCAGTTCGAGCCGGGCCTGATCGCTATGCGCGGGGCGGCAAGGACATCCGGTTCAACCAGCCGTCAGCCACCGGCGGCTATGGCGAATACAAGCGGGCCAGCCTGCATACCATCTCGGCCGGGTTCCGCGTGCCCTACGAGTTGCTGACCGGCGATCTCAGCCAGGTCAACTATTCCTCGATCCGGGCCGGGCTGGTCGAGTTCCGCCGCCAGATCGACGCGGTACAGTGGCAGCTGTTCATCCCGATGTTGTGCGCACCGGTGTGGCGCTGGTTTACCGAAGCCGCATGGGCAGCGGGCCAGATCCCGTCGCCCGATGTGCCGGTCGAATGGTCACCGCCGAAGTTCGAAGCCGTCGATCCGCAGAAGGACGCGATGGCAAACCTGCTGTCGATCCGGTCGGGCACCATGACGCTGGCCGAGGTGATCGCCCGGCAGGGCCGCAATCCGGATGCCGTGCTGGCCGAGATCGCCGCGACCAACGCCAAGCTGGATGCCCTCGGCCTCGTGCTCGACAGCGACCCGCGCCGTGTCACGAAAACCGGCAGCGCCCAGACCAGTGACCCGGCCAGCGATCCGGCCGAATCCCCATCCGACGCAGAGGAGAAATAGGGCCATGCCCGACACGATCATGGCGGCACCGGTCGCCCTTCCGATGCAACTGCGGCGCGCGCCCATCCTGCCCGCGACCGTCAATACCGAGACCCGCTCGGTCGATGTGGTCTTCACCACCGGCGCGGCCGTCCGGCGGCGGCGCTGGACCGGCTGGGACACCTCCGTGCCTTTCGATGAGATCCTCGATGTCAGCGATAGGGCAGTGGATCTGACGCGCCTAAATGCCGGTGCACCGGCGCTCGACAGCCATTCCGTCTGGTCCTCACATTCGCAGGTGGGCGTGGTCGAGCGCGCCTGGATCGAAGGCACGGAAGGCAAGGCCACCATCCGCTTCCCGCGCGAAGGGCTGGATCAGGCGGCTGACCGTATGTTCGGCCTGATCAGCGACGGCATCATCCGCAACGTCTCGGTCGGCTATTCCATCGAGAGGGTGAAGGTGGTCGAGCCCGCCGCGAAGGGCGAGGTCGAGCAACGCATCGTCGAGCGCTGGACCCCGCTCGAGGTCAGCTTCGTGACCGTTCCCGCTGATCCCCGCGCGCAGGTGCGCGCTGCCGATCAGGCCAGCTTTCCCGTCGAGATCATCGATATCCGCATGCAAAAGGAGGCATCCATGCCTGAGAACACGACCGTCATGGCTGGGGATGTCCCCGCCAGCAATGAGACCCGCCAACAATCCGTCGCGCCCCCGGCGCTCTCCGAACCGACTGCCTCGCGCATGCCGGAACAGCCTGCCGCGCCCGACACCGAAGCCATCGCCACCCGGGCCCGCGAGGGTGAACGCGACCGCGTCTCCACCATCTACGATCTGGCGGGCCGCCTAAACCTCGAGCGCGGCTTTGCCGAGGATCTGGTGAAGCGCGGTGTCACCGTCGACGAATCCCGCCGCCTGATCCTCGATCAGGTTGCCGCCAGGTCGGACGAGACCCGCACTTTCCCCCATGTCTCGATCCCGCTCGGCGGCCGGGATGAACGCATCACCCGCCGCGACGCTGTGGCCAATGCGCTGCTGCACCGCTACAGCCCGACGCTGTTCCAGTTGGACGACTCGGCCCGCCAATACCGCGGCATGTCGCTTCTGGAACTGGCACGCGAAAGCCTGGCCAATGCCGGGGTGAACACGCGGGGCCTGTCGCGCGACGAGGTGGCGACCCGCTCGCTGCATTCCACCTCCGACTTCCCCGAAATCCTGTCCGCCGTGACCAACAAGACCCTGCGGCAAGCCTACGAGACCTATCCCCGCACCTTCATGCTGTTCTGCCGCCAGGTGCTGGCCACCGACTTCAAGGCGATGAACCGGGTGCAACTGGGCGAGGCCCCGCAACTGCTTGAGGTGGGCGAAAGCGGTGAGTTCAAGCGCGGGACGCTTGGCGAAAGCAAGGAAAGCTACAAGGTCAAGACCTATGGCCGGGTGGTCGCGATCACCCGCCAGACCCTGATCAATGACGATCTGGATGCCTTCACCCGGATTCCGGCGATGTATGGCAACTCCATCGCCCAGCTGGAAAGCGACGTGGTCTGGGGCATCATCACCGCCAACCCGGCGATGGCCGACGGCAACGCGCTGTTCCACACCACGCACAAGAACGTGGCCGGGACCGGCACGGCGCTGGCCGTCGATGCGGTGGGGGCGGCGCGGGCGGCGATGGCGCTGCAGACCGGCTTCGACAAGAAGACCGTCCTGAACATCCGCCCCGCCTTCCTGATCGTGCCCGCCGCGCTGGAGTTGAAGGCCGAGCAGCTAGTCGCCCAGAACCTCGTTCCCGCCGACAGCACCAAGGTGGTGCCGCAGTCGATCCGGACGCTTTCGCCCATCAGCGAACCGCGCCTCGATGCTGCCAGCGCCACTTCCTGGTATCTGGCGGCCAGCCCGAACCAGATCGACACCATCGAGTATGCCTATCTGGAGGGTCAGCAGGGTGCTTACATCGAGACCCGCAACGGCTTTGACGTCGATGGGGTGGAGATCAAGTGCCGCCTCGACTTCGGGGCCAAGGCCATCGACTGGCGCGGCCTCTACAAGAACCCTGGGGCGTAACGCCCCCATCCTGAACCCTGAATCATGGGCGGTCCTGATGGGCCGCCCTTCGTCTTTCCCAAAGGAACACCGCGATGAAAAACTACGTCCAGCCCGGCAATACCATCACCCTGACCGCGCCCTATGCCGTCACCTCCGGCGATGGCCTGCTCGTCGGCGCCATCTTCGGCATCGCCGCTGGCACCGCAGCGCTTGGCGAAGCGGTCGAGACCGCTGTCGAGGGCGTCTATGATTTGAAGAAGGTCGCTTCGCAGGCATGGGCCGCTGGCGACAAGATATACTGGGACAACACGGCGAAGAACACGACCAAGACCCTGACCTCGAACACGCTGATCGGCGTGGCGACCGAGGCCGTGCCGGGTGGGGCCACCGACCTGATCGGCCGGGTGCGGCTGAACGGCGCGTTCTGATGTCGGCCCTCGCCAATGCCGTCGGCTCGCTTTTCACCGATCCGAATATGGGGCGGGACGCGGTCTATGTTGCCGAAGGCGGCGCGCCCGTTATTGTGCGCGTCGTTGCACGGCGTGCCGATGCCGTCACCGCCTTCGGCGATGCGCGGCTGTGGTCGGAGACCACCCGCATCGACCTGCGCGTGGCTGAGGTGCCAATCCCGCGCCCCGGCGACCGCATCGAGATCGACGGCGACGCATTCCTTATTCAGGGCGAGCCCGTCCGTGATCGTGAGCGGCTGGTCTGGACTGTCGAGCTGCATCCGGTGTGATGGCCATGAAGCTGAAACTCGCCATCGATCCCGACATCGTCGCCCTGATGGCGGCCGAGGTGGCAGCGGGCGAGCGCGCCGTCACCGCAGCCATGCGCGAGGCGGGCACCGGTCTGAAATACACCTGGCGCACCCAGATCACCGGCGCGGGGCTTGGCAAACGCCTCGCCAACTCGATCCGCTCCGCCAACTTCCCGAAGTCCGGCGAAAGCCTGAATGCGGCTGCGCTGGTCTTGTCGAACGCGCCGGTGATCATCGGCGCGCATGACACCGGCCCGCTGATCCGCTCGAAAAACGGGTTCTGGCTGGCGATCCCCACGCCAGCAGCAGGCAAGTCCACGCGCGGCGGCCGGATCACCCCCGGCGAATGGGAACGCCGCACCGGTCTGCGCCTCCGGTTCATCTACCGCCGCCGGGGCCCGAGCCTGCTCGTGGCCGAAGGGCGGCTGAACACCAAGGGGCGGGCCGTGGCGTCAAAGTCGAAAACCGGCCGGGGCGTCGTGACCGCGCCGATCTTCCTGCTGGTGCCTCAGGTCAAGCTGCCGAAGCGGCTGGATCTCGCGCGGGATGCCGAGCGGGCGGCAGAAGGTGTGCCGGGGCTGATTGTGGCGAAATGGCTAGGAAGCGAATGAATAAGGTCAAAATACATAGAGCGACCCTTATGCCCCTTGATTAGGTCGGGTCGCGATAATCATTCCACCTTTCGTTAATGAAGGAAGAATCAAATCACTCCAAACTATCTCTGTAACTTCACATGAGGCAGCTAGGAATTCCCAATCAGGAAGTGATGTGCCGCTGCCACTCCAATATTCTCGACAGCATTCCTCGACTAGAGAGGGGCTCCAATCGGGATAGCCAGAAAATCCGACCTGGATGTCTGGGTACTTTCTCTTTAGCTGCGCCTTTTGCATTTCTCCAATCCACTTAAGGTCAAATCTGAGAATGCGCCCTTGGGGCTTGACGCGATAGATAAATCCTGGCGATTTGATGCCGCAAGTCGAAAAATCGGTCGACTGGCGCATGAAAATTGAATCATGGCGCCGCGGAATGATGGGAGGTCGCCTCGCCTCAAGGGCGGCTTCAATTTCTGGGTCTATCTTTCCGATTCCAGTGCCGGAAAGAGTATCACCAATGCCAAATTTTACCGATGACATGTGGAAAAAGGATACCATCAGTTAACCTCTTCAAAGCCCGAGACGACATTAGAGAAGTTCCCTCGCCGTTCCATCGATAAATATATGATCGACGATCAGAGACCATCCAGGGTTCATTCTAATCCGGCCTCGTTTGTTCGCGATGAGGAAATCTGCTGCATCACCTAGGCTCGAAAAATAGACTGCATACTTGCTCATTGTTTGTCCTTCTGGGAAGCAATGATACCGCCCGGTCGGATCCGGTTCCGCACGCTGGACGACAACGCCGCCCTCTATCTTTTCGATTCGCGCAACCATTTAGCTCTCCAGCTCGTCGTTTTCTTTGGCCATAGCTCGAGTGGTCTGAACGCTGCAACCGCTCTTGAAGTCATTTGCTCCAAGGGACTTGGTGCCGCTTCACCTATAGCCACCGCAGACCGATATGAAAACACTTCGAGGTCGCCTTGCATGCCCACCCCTCGCGAAACGATCCTCGCCGCGCTGCACGCGCGGCTTTCGGCGCTGTCCGCCACCGCCCTGCGCGGCGACGTGCTGCCCGAGCGCGTGCCCGCCGCTGGCCTCCTGATCCTGCGGGACGGCGAACCGGGGGAGCCGGAGGTCACTCTTTCGCCTCTGCGCTATCATTACCAGCACCGGGCCGAGATCGAGGCGGTTGTGCAGGGTGCTGCCCGTGATGCCACCTTCGACACGCTCTGCGCCAGCATCGGTGCGGCGATTTCCACTGATCGCACGCTGGGCGGCCTTTGTTACTGGGTCGAGGCGGAAGCGCCGCGTCCCGTTGACCTGCCCGTGGAGGGTGCTGCCAGCCTGAAGGCGGCGGTCATCCCCGTCATCCTGCACTATTCCACGGCCGACCCGCTCGGCTGACCCCAATCACGATAGGAGAACACGATGGCACGAGCCCATGGGGCGCGGGCGCAGATGGCGCTTGCGTTTGAATCTGTTTACGGCACGGCGCCTGCCACGGGATTCCGGACAGTGCCGTTTGCCAGCACCACGCTTGGCTCGGAACAGCCGCTGATTGCGTCGGAACTCTTGGGCCAGGGGCGTGATCCGCTGACGTCGATCCGGGATGCGGTCACTGCCGATGGCGATGTCGTGGTGCCGATTGATGTGGAAAACCTCGGCTTGTGGCTGAAGGCGGCATTTGGAGCGCCTGTCACTTCCGGGACGACGCCGAAGACCCACACCTTCCAGTCGGGCAACTGGACGCTGCCAAGCATGTCCATCGAGACGGCAATGCCGGAGGTGCCGCGTTATGCGATGTATACGGGCTGCGTCTGTGATCAGCTTTCCTGGCAGATGGCGCGTTCAGGTCTGCTGACCGCCACGGCGCGGTTGGTCGCGCAGGGCGAGAGTGTTGCGGCGGCGACGGCCGCAGGCACGACCACCTCGCTGGCGCTGCAGCGGTTTGGACACTTCAACGGGGCGATCACCCGCAATGGCGTTGCGCTTGGCAATGTCATCTCGGCCGAGGTGACCTACTCCAACGGCCTCGACCGGATCGAGACCATCCGCTCGGATGGAAAAATCGAAGGGGCTGACCCCGGCATGGCGGCGCTGACGGGGCGGGTCGAGGTGCGTTTTGCCGACACCGCGCTGATCACGCAGGCCATTGATGGGACGTCTTGCGAGTTGGTCTTTGCCTGGAGCCTTGGCGCCAATGCCAGCTTCACCTTCACCGCCCATGCCGTCTACCTGCCGCGCCCGCGGATCGAGATTCCGGGGCTACAGGGCATCCAGGCCAGTTTCGATTGGCAGGCGGCAAAGGCCGTCAGCCCCGCGCGCATGTGCACCGCCGTTCTCGTCAACACAGTTGTAGGATACTGACCATGATCAGACTGAACCTGACCGCAGCCCCTGCTTGGCTGACCCTCGCGCCTGGCTTGCGTTTGCATGTGGGCCCGTTGACGACGGCCTTGATGGTCTCGGCCCGCGCAGATCCCGCCATCGAAACCTTGCCCGAAGGCGCCAGCCACGAAGCCTTGGCGCTTGCCATGGCAAAGGCCATCGCCCGGCGTGCGGTGCTGGATTGGGAAGGCGTGGGCGATGATTCGGGCCAGCCCTTGTCCATCACTCCCGAAGGCATTGACGCCCTCCTGGAAATCTGGCCGATCTTCGAAGTGTTCCAGACGCAGTACGTCGCCAAGGGTCTGATCCTGGATGCGGAAAAAAACGTCTCCGCGCCCTTGCCGAGTGGTCCTTCGGCGGGGGCGACCGCTACTGCGCGGCTTGTACCGGGGTCTGCCCCGACTGCCCAGCCAGACTGAACCGGCCGCAGACGGAAGATGGCTGGCAGGTCTGGGATCTGGTCGGCCGCCTGGGTGGCCAGCTGCGGGTCAGCCCCGGCGCGGTGCTTGGCTGGGACATGGGCTCGGCCCTAGCAATGGCACAGGCACTGGGCGTGAACACCCTGATCGCCGCCGAGCTACTGCCCGAAATCGAAGCGGTGATGGTGCGTAAATTGAACGAACAGATGGCCGACGATAGCTCCAGCGTCAGGCTTTGATCTTCTCGATCAAGGTGACGCCGGGCAGGTTTTTGAAATGCGCATCACAGGTCAGAAGCCTGGCACCCCGTGCCCGCGCGGTGGCGAACATGATGGCATCTGCCGTTGCCAGCTTGTGATCCCGACAGGCCTCGGCGGCAGCGAGGGCGATCTCTGTGTCGAGGGACACGACCTGACAGACTTGGGTGAAAGCGATCACCTGATCGGCCTTGTCTTCGCCCACTTCGCGCGCGAGCCATTTCGAGAGTTCCAGCTGCACCATGGTTGGCACCAGCCAGTCGGCTTGTTCGGGCAGATGTTCAGACACGCGCTCCCCGGTCAGTGATCCGATCAGCCATTCGATCCAGGCAGAGGTATCGACCAGCACCATCAGAACCGGTCCGCGCGATCACGGTAATCGGTGGCTGATGCGCCGCGTGCGAGCCCCTTCAGGGCGTCGCGCTTTGGAACCGGGACCAGCAGAACGCCAGTGCCTTTGGGGATGAAGGCAAAGGTCAGGCCCGCCTCCCAATGCTGGGCACTGCGGATCGCCTTCGGGATCGAGATCTGGAACTTCGAGGACAGAATTGCGGTCTCGGACATTATCATACGCCTCCACGATCGATCACCACAACGTAAGACGCCCACTGGGCGAAAGCAAGGATCCTGACCCATGGCCGAAAAACGCGTCTCTGTCCGGCTCGTGGCCGAAGGTGGCCGCCAGGTGCGTGCCGAGTTAGAAGGCATCGGAGAGGCGGGCGCTCGGGGCTTTGGCCGTCTGTCCTCCGAGATGGGTCTTGCCAACACCCGGCTTGCCAGTTTTGCGCGCAAGGCAGGGATTGCGCTGGCGGCGGTGACGGCGGCCGCAGTCGCGACCGGCGTTGCCATGGTCAGGTCGGGCCTCGAGACGATCGGCGCACAGGCGGATATGGCGGCGTCGTTGAAGACCACTGTCGAAAGCCTGCAGGTGCTGATCTGGGCGGGCGAATTGGCCGGGGTCTCGATGGGAGAGATCGAACAGTCCACGAAGAAGCTCACCACGCGCCTCTCGGAAGCTGCCACCGGCTCC